AGCGTCCGCAACGTGTGNATATATCGCTCGCTATCATCAGCTTTGTCGATGTACCTTGAACCCCACCAGACTGCAATGACGTACAGGATTGCTCCAAGCGCCGTTATCGCAGCAAGAGCACCTTGAACGTAAGACACTTTTCTGTCCAAGGTGCTCTTGGTGTTTGAAGCTAAGGTTGAAACCTTTCCAATTTTTGCACTTGCTTCGGTTTTAGCATCTTCGATCTCGGAGTCCAGTCTCTCCTCCAAATCTTCGATGAGACGTTTGTATTCCCTTACGTCAGTCTCCAGTCTAGTGAGGTCGAGACTCTGCTGCTGTATCCTAAGGTCGAACACCTTAATGACACTCACAGTCTCCTCTACATTTCTTAGTAGAGTTTTGACGTCCGCTATTGCCTGGTACAACTGTTCAATTCTAGCCTGCATGACGTAAGTGTCTGGTGGGTGGCCACCAGGTGACCTTCCATCGTGCTGCATGACAGCCTCGCTTTACGGTATTATGTCTTCCGTGTTGTTTGTAAGAAGGCTGCCTGTATTGAACTTGTTTCGATTACTGCTGAGCATCCAGCACCTGACGGGTGAAGCTGGCTCCTCGTCTGGTAACCGTTGCATTCAGGTGAATGCGCTTCGCGGGAATTACAGGATCAACGTAGATGTCGAGGACAGTGTCGCCGATAGCCTGCGTGTCAGGCGTGTTGTTGCTTTCGTCGCACACCACGTTAAACCAGTACAGGCCGCGACCATTCCGAATCGGCTTAAGGAAACGCTCGCACATTTCTGTCAAACGCGCCCACAGGATTTCATCGTTCTGCTGGAACACCTGATACAGAGCGACCAGCTTGATGGAGGTTTCGATGAAGTTCATGAGGCGGCGCACGTTGACGTTCGTCAGCGCGCTCGGCATCACCTGAAGCGTATCAGCACCCCAGATGGTGTATCCGATTCCTGGAATCACGCGAATCGGATTGATCTGAGCGTCAGCCAAAGCGTCACGATCACCCTGATTGTAGACCTCGCGAACACCGAGAATGCGAAGCGTACCGCGTGAGATACCTGCTGGCGCAAACCACGTTTCAGCAACCGAATCGGTACGAGCATAAGCCGAAGCTGCGTGACCCGACGGCGGCACAAAAATCTGACGGTCGTTGTACTCATCGTAAATGAGGAGGTCCGGACCATACATTGCAGCATAGCTGCTATCGAGATTGAGGTCATTACGCCGGAAGTAGATTGCATCCGTAACCTGCTGCATGTTACGCGGCAAGTCGAGAACTGCAATCGAATCCATTCGGTGTTCGGCAATGTCTGTCATCGTCTGCTGGACGGCAACAGAATCGTAACCACCTTGGATCATGATGTTGATGTCAAGCTGCTCAGGATCGCGATACAGTTCCCAAGCTTGTACCATCTGGCCTTCGGTCGGACGAGCACCATTAGTGGCACCATTCAGGTACTCGGTGGCGGTGTTCAGGATCTTCACGCGCTCTGGAGCATATTGATTGGGCACAAACCGAATGATGTTCGAGCGACGGTTGATGACTTCCTCAATCTGAAGCTGCTCACCGTAGCCGTCGACCATGTACGAACGCGAAACCAAGAACGATTCGTTCGGAGCCTGACGCGACGACTGATAGCCTAGGAAGACATCCACGTAGAACACGTACGGGTCATCTGGATCCTGAACGCCAGCCTTGGTTGACGGGCGAACGCGAACGAAGATGTCGTTGTTCCAGACGCCCGGGTTTGCCGCGCAGAAGAAACCAAGAATGCGCTCAACGCCAGGAGTCTGCGGATCGAAACTCAAGGTATTGAACGGGTCATACTTGCCAAGCGGCTGGTTCGTGCCATCGTCGAAGTTGGTGAGCTTCAGGATAGGACGCTCGGCTGTCAGATCGTCAACGGACAGGTAGGCACCTGCCGTGAGCGCGCCGTTCTCGACGCGGGTAACGTACAGCCTGCTGGACTCCTGAAGGAACTGGAGAGCAGCGTAGTGCATGAACGAAGTCTGCGGCGTAGGCGGACCGAAAGTTTCGATGAACTGGCGAACGGACGTGATTAGCGTGCGCTCCATCACCGGACCCTTCTGAGAAGGGCCGACAATAGCACCGATGGATGTCGAAGCTGCGGCAATCCGCTGTGACAGATCCCTCTCGGTTACATAGACCCCAGGTGAGCTAGAACTAGCCATGTGAATTAGACTCCAGTACTCGGTGAATAGGTCGATACCACTAGCTTTGGGAGTTCCAGGCGCTCGCGGCTCGGTGGCTCTGTTATGAAACGATTTTACCCGGTAATGGAAGCCGGGCTGTATGCTTGAAATTATCATCGCCTGCTAGAGACGACTGGATGTTGACGCTGTATAGGCTTGCCGTATAGCCTAAATGAGAACAGCACTATCGTTTTTCGTGGTAGCTCTGTTGTGTCAGAACACTAGGGATGACGTGTTTCCAGCACACACTCCATTAACTTTGCTGGAAGACACTATGTATGTTGGTGTTCTAGTTTCAAGGTTTGATCCTGTTCCCAATTGACCTTCATCGTTTGAACCGAACGCAAGAACTCCAGATGCTGTTCGCGCTAAGGTGAAATCAGGTCCGCAGTCAGTACTTAGGACAGTACCGTTGACTCTCTTTGTCGGCGCAGTAACGTCCGTTACGACAGAATCCGCGCCCTGTCTGTATCCGGCACCCATTCCCCAAACGTAGAGTCCATCACTCTTGATCGCCGCTGAATGATAGTCGCCAGCACTTATGTCAAGAAAGCCTGGGCCGACAGTACCAGGTGAGTTTCGGTTCGTTGTGTTACCCATTCCGAGCTGGCCATAGGTGTTGATACCTGAAGAACGTAGAGTGCCTCCGGTATCCAAGAAGTGGCAGTGTGTAGCGCCGCACGCTACCTTAGCAATGTTGGTTAGGTTTGTTACCCGGGCGAAGCCTGCTATCGGCAGTGTCTTGCCTGTTCCCATTTGCCCGCTTGAGTTTGAGCCGGAGCCGTAGATAAATCCATCGATGCCTACAGCAAGGACTGTATCTCCAAACGTATCGACATGCTTGTATGCCCTAGAGGACACCATGGCTGGCGTAAGCACACGCGTTGGATTCTCGGCACCCAAAGGTCTGTCAACCGAGCTATTGTTTCCCCAGGCCCAGAGCGTTCCATCTGTCTTGATGGCTAGAGAAATCCCATTATTTCCAGCGCAGACGAATGTCCAATCTTTGCTGGAGCCCAACATAGTAGGCATGTGGACGTTCTTGCGATGGCCTAGTCCCAACTGCCCAAAACTGTTCTGACCATATACCCAGATAGAGCCATCACTCATCAATAGCAGTGTGTGGTTACCGGAACTGGCTTGCACAACGTGTGGGCCTGAAAGTAGAGACACTTCACAGAAGACGTAACTGGATTCCTCAGAGGTTTGGTAGATGCGACCTACGTTGTCTGGATGTCCTGAGGATATTGGAGCCATGCGCCCCGTTAACGGAGCACCTGTAGTGAACGTAGCTTCCATACCGGTACCGATATATCCTTCCGAGCCGTGGCACTGTGCGCGCCATACGTACTCGGTGTTTTCCTGCAAAGCTGTCATTGGAATACAGTAGGATATGAGATCGGTACCGCTATAATGATCGAAGGTTAGGGTACTCCAGCTATCGGTAGCTTTTCGGATCTGCCACGTAGTGCCTACATGCTCCTCGTAGAACTGGGCTGGCGCCACGCAGTTGAGTTTAGGCGCTAGTCCTTGAAGCGTCACGCCTCCGACTGGGAAACGTGACGGCACGAGCGGAGTTATGCCGGGTAGTCCGATATTGCCCAACCAATCCTTACCATCCCACACGTACAGGCCTGGCCACTTATCGCCAACGGCTTGACTTAGAAACACCGCTTTGCCTATCTGAGGATTAGCTGGAAACGAAGATACAGAAAAGTATTGCAATCCATGTGCGAGCATTGTTGTTTGTCCGTGTCCATGTTTGGTATTGGTGTAAGACGTGTTTTTAGCACATCTTCCATAACGAGCCTGTGTTCATGGTAGCCTCGCATACAGATTGGAGATCAAATACCTTAGGTCAACTTGATGATTTTAACGTATCCGTACGGGGCTGTAGTTTGCAACATGCTGCCTCTATTGGTAACAGATGCGCTTGCTGGCGCCGCATAGCACGTTCCTCCGTGGCCGGCTGTATTGGTGTTGAAAGTTAGCAGCTGCGCAGCGCCGCCCGTGTAACCGCCACCACCGCCAAGCAACCGAAATTGATTGTTACCTCCAACACCGCCACCACCGCCTCCGCCAAGACCGCCATAAGGTCTCTCCTTAGTGTCAGTAACATATCCACGGCCTGGGGTGCCTCCAATAGACAACGCTGTGCCAACGGAGACAGTAGCTGGCCCGTTTGCGGCGTAGCTACAGGCGCTATTCCAGCCACTGCCTCCGGCTGCCGCAGCCGAGCCCTGTACTCCAACCGATGCAGCATAAGAGGTTCCACCATTTCCTGAGCCATAAGCAGCCAGATCAATTTTCGGTGCTGCTACGGGCGGCGACGCGTGAGGCTTGTGAATGCCGCCGTAACCGCCGGCGACTGCCAGCAAAGCTCCACCTTGAATCTGACAGAAACTAGCTCCTCCTCCAGAGAAGGAGCCGACAGCACCCTGTCCGCAAAGCATCCTCAATACTGTGCCTTTAGTAAGAGCTACATCTAAAGTTACTTTTGCTCCCGGCTGGTATTGATCGTAGGCCGGCGATACAGTCTCAATGCGGTACGTAGCTGTTGCTGGAACAGTCCATATCTGTATGGCGCCAGACGTGTTGAACAAGGCCGTATCGTTTATGAACGGTGCTCCTGCATACAGAGAACGCAGTTCTGCCAACGTAGGAACATTCTGAAGGATTTTGTTCGTTGTGAATGAATGACTGGTAAAAGCGTATAGGGAAAGTTCTCCTAGAGGCGCTTGAGAAATCCAACCGGATGCGCCTCGTCTCACAAGCTCAACTCCGTCAATAGCCAATTGGTTTGGCTTCATATCCTGTAAACTGTTCTTAGCAGGCAGAGTTAATCCAGAGAGTACGCCGTCCGCAAGAGTAACACTGCTGCTTTTCATATAGTGCTCTCTCAATAAATCCAGATTGTGTTAGATGTCTGCAAAGCGGCTTTAGTTCCAGCGGCGTAGGCCGCTATCTGGACTGGAGTTGTTATAGGTAACGTGGAAATAGATGGCAGTATGAATCCAATGTCGCCGCAAGCCCAGATTTGACCACCATCGAGAGACACCAGCCACCCATTATATATGGCGCTGATTCTGGCGTTTGTCTGGGTTGTCGTTATGACACGTCGGGTAAATGTAAGTACGTTAGACGTAGAGCCACTACCCTGCTGGTGAGAGGCGCTGGTACCACATACATATATGCCGTCAGCCTTGATCGCCAACGAGTAATGGCCACCAGAATCACATGAGATCACTCCAGTCTGAACTGAAACGTGTGTTGTATATTCGGTGGTATTGCCTGTGCCGAGCTGTCCGTATCCGTTGCTGCCTGAAGTGTAGAGATTTTGATTAGCAGCCAACAACATTGAATGAACGGCGCCGAGCGCAACCTTGTCCCAAGTCGAGGCAGAACCTATCCGTGTCAAAGCCGTAACGTCAATCTTGTGTCCAAGACCTAACTGACCATTCGCGTTATTCCCATAACAGAAGGCTTGACTTGCTGTGGTGATTCCTATGAATGAGTTGTTTTCAACGGCAACATGTTTGAATCTGTAGGATGTAAACAGGGGCGCTGGACTCAACGCTGTCGGGATCAATGGGAACGATGCACCGAAAGACCCCCATCCATACAGACGACCGTCAGTTTTCAATGCCAGGAAGTATGTGCCGTTTTGATTACTGAACACTTGAGCCCAATCTGAATCCGCTCCGATACGCTTCGGGTAGTACGAAACAAAGCCATCGCCTTGGCCGTTATATGCGCCGTGTCCCCAAGTCCAGAGCGTTCCATCCTGCAGAACGACAGCCGACGCATTGGCGCCAGCGGCAAACATCGAGATTCGGCTGGACGACGGGAGATTGAGACCGATTAGGTTTCTATCGCCAGTATCGTAATAACTGCCAGAGTAGGAGCTAGAGGATCGCGTCAAAGGCAATGTTGAACTTCCGNCCGTGAACGATCTGNATTGACTCTCAACAGGTTNGGNCTGACCNACAAGTCTCGTAAGTGTGCGCCATTCATACGTGCCTGCGCTAGGCACAGTCACAGCTGCCGCTCTTTTTACTGTACTTGTCGAACTTTCTCGGGTGACAGATGCCACCAACGTATTCCAATCAGTTGAGCCTGCCACACGCACCTGATACTCGATACTTTCTACAGGGTAGATGAAAGACTTTGGCTCTTCGCAATGGAGAACAACGCTCTTTCCNTAGAATGTAGCACCGTCTTCAGGGCTCTCTGTTGGGTGTG